ATCTTTTTGGCGAATGGTACACAATCATAATAAAAAATGCGATATAAATAATTACTTTTCCCTACATGAGAATGGGATATAGTATATAAATCATTGGCAATAGTTAATGCTGTCTTTTTGCCGGACTTATTATACATTGCATTATAGCGTTTTATAAAATACCCACCATCAATTAATATGGCAACTCTTATAGGGGTTTCTGTGTACGATGTATTTGGACGCGTTTTCATAAAATAAAAAAATGGCCTTTGGTTAGGCATGCCCATTATCAAGAGGGGGACAAACGTAAGCCAAAGGCATAATCATGTGCTGCAAATGTATGAATTTAATTTGTATCTGCAAAAGGTAGAAGATAAATTGCAATAAAAAATAGATTATTTTATATGTTTTACACTCATCAAGTTACAATATCAATTATACACACAAAGATATAACCCTTGCAATAATTGCAAGAGGAATCAGCCAATACAACCACCTTTCTAGGCGTTCCATAGCATCACAAGCAGGAGCCGGCAGAAATCCGAGTGATACCGGTCGTCGGCCTGTTCAAGCAATATGTCCAGCTTATCGTTTCTCATTTTCGAGCACTATTTTTATTCGTTCTTCAGTAAATCCAAATCGGGAGGCAAACTTTTTGAAAGCCTGCATCTTGTTGTTAGGGATAAGAGAATACAAACTATTAATAGGAGTATCACTCTTTAACGCTTTATTAATTTGTTGTTTTTTCATTATCTTATCATAAACATTAATATCATAACAGGAAACCAAGGAAAATCATTATGCGTCCCCACCGGTTCTTGTAGAAACTTCATCCGCTTTTGCTTGCAGTTCTTTGTTTTTATCATAGTCCTCAGTAAATCGTTTGTTCAACATTTCCATGCTATTTTTCAACATTTCGCTTGGATCATAAGCTTCAGGCAGATCAGCTTCCCCCATCACGTATTTTTCAATTTCCTTAGATAAGGATATAACATTTTCAGGAGTAATCCCATCTACCATAACTGCCAACTTAGCAGATTCCAATCTTAAATCTAATTTTGAATTCATAATTATTTATTTATCAAATGTTCAACTTTACTTTTACAGCAATTACACTCACACAGTAATGACTTCACGTATTCCCATGTCTTTTCAATGATATCATCACCAATATACTGAATTTCTTCTCCATATGGATCAATGCCGAACGCCTGGCAAATATGAGTAGCCATGTGCCCGCATTCATGCCGCCAGGACTTGGCAAATTCCTTTGGGGACGAAGTAAGGGCAATGACCATTACTGTTTCCCGGGTGCCGAAGTTGGAATAAGTAACTCCGGTATTCAAATTGCCGGAGCTAATATTCTCATACGCAGTACGAAGCATATCACCGTCGCAACCGATGGAATGCATATTATCCAGTATTTCCTCTGTATAATATGTATCTACTGCATAATATACCATGCAGCTCCATTCATACTTGGGTAATGCAAACCGTTGTCGTATCATTCATCAAAGCGTTTCGTCCCATTCAATAGGTTCTCCGGCAGCAATCATTGTCGCATACCATCTTCTCATCGTTGCCCCGTCAGGAGCATCAGGGTCATCAATTGTATCCTTTATATAAAGAGCCAAATGCGCTTCGTCGGGAATAGATGACTTCAGATAATCTGCCTTACCCATGTTGGCTACATAAACATAATCATATAGCGCATTATTTTCAAGCTTTATGCCATAGCGGGTAAGCAACTCATCTACTTTCTCTTTCGATATCGGTTCAATCCGCTCTTTTTTACCGGTAGAAGGATTAAGCTTTTTCATGAGCGACACTGCAAACTCGCACATTTTCTTATTGAAATGCCAACCGAAGTTAGACAAGTAAGCTTCCATTTCTTCCGGTCTTCTATCTCTTATATCCAAAGGTTCTCTCCTCATGATTAAATAAAGTTATAGGGAGTAGAAATGATCCACCCCCTAATTAAACATTAACGATAACGGGAATAGCGTCCTGTACCACGTACGCCGCGTCTTTCGCCATAGCCGCCACGACCGGAACCGCCACCATAATCACCACGTTCACCCATCTCGTCATAGCGGTCGTCGTCATCGTCATAATAACGTTCACGTCTTCCCATGCTTTCACCACCGGATAATTCTTCGATGCATTGCATCAGCTTACCACCGTATTTAAGCATCTTTTCAGCGTAGTCGGACATTTTCTCGACCTTGCTCTCGGAAATCTCAATCATCATCATACTATTGTTTTTTAGAATTGTTACTACCAGATGTCTTTTCAGAAGACTTGAAGAAATCAGCCATCATAGCCTTCAATTCGCTAAGTTCTTGCCGAAGCGCTTTATTTTCCGCTTCCTGACGCTGGCGTTCTGCAAATTCCGGATTAAGTACCTGAAGCATCTTGTCGCATGACTCCATGACGGAACGATGATGATCGACACTGCCCAATATCTCCGAGGAGCGGTTGCGCATGGCGGCAACTTCTGCATTCATCGATTCCCTTGAGCCGGATATTACCATATTCCCACCTCCGGGAAAGTTTGCATCAGCAATGTCAGACATTGCAGGTATTTTCTGAAATGTAACAGTTTGCTCACCAACCTTGATGGTCACATCAACCACCATTCTAGGAGGCTGTCCATAAGGGAGAGGCTGCTGCATAAACTCAGCAACCGGTGTAGAAACTCCGGAGACGGAGCCAACTTCTATGTATGGAGTGTTATCCTTGTGTAGGATAAAAAACTCGCTGTTTACTCTTAGATTCTGAAAAGGCATAATTTATTAACTCTTTAAAGAGCGGGATTACTCCCGCCCATTATTTTAAACTACTCCGGTAAGAATTTGCAATGTGTTGCTACCTGATTCGTAGTAGCACAGATAAATTCCGGTACCGGTAATATCCGAAGCAGCAACATCTGCGCCGGCGATCGTAGTCAGTGCTTGAGTAGCACCGTTGGTATCAAACACTACCGGCAATGTACCAGTAGTACCGGAAGGGATCGGCTGTGCCAAACGGAACAGAATCAATCCGCTAAATGGAGCAGAAAGGAACGGATGATTCCGGAAAGAGAAACGTACGTTGGTAGTACCTACGGTAACACCTGTACTTTCCAATCTGGGAATACCATTCTTATTTGCCATGATAAAAGGACTAATGAATGCCATATAATGCCTCCTTCCTTTTATCCCCAACCATTAAAATTGCCCCATGCCCCAATACCATTGTAAAGACCATACTGAGCTGCAACGCAAGAAGGAATCCCTACAACCGGACTATAAGGCACCTTCGCTACTTCCGGCTGGTTACATTCGATTTTTGCAAGACGAGTACTCAAATCATTTAAAGCTGCACCAAGAGGAGCCGTTGCCTGTCCGACAATCTGAGAGGTCATAGCAGAACTCTTAAATGTGCTATTCTCCTCACGAAGTTTATCAATCTTGTTCTGCATTTCACGCATTTCAGCCGCACGCTGGCCGGCAAGAATCTGCTGGGTGCTATCCTTGATGGAATTTTGCAGATCACAAGTCTGACGTTGAGTTTCATATGCAACAGAAGCAAAGCCTCTTTCCTGACCAGTCGCAACACCGTTAATGGCATTTTGCAATGTGTTTGTTTGCTGACAGATCGCCAGACGGTTTTCGCAGCAGCATGAAGCAATCTGTTGAGCGATCTGACAGTTACCCTGCTGGATAGCATTGATAATCTGCATTGAGCTTTGACCAACCTGATTTCCTACCTGTTGCACCTGTGACATCACCCCATTGATAGCATTCTGAACCTGACCGATTGAACAGTTCAAATTAGTAGCCAGATTGTTGATTGCCTGTCCGTTCCCCTGAATTGCACTCATAAGTAACTCCCTTCCTGCATCGTTGTTAATTAAGTTAGGGATACCGGCTCCGGCAAATCCGCCACCGTTTCCGCCATCTCCATTGTTTCCCCATCCATTGCGTCCGAAAAGGGGGAATAGGAAGAAGAGGAAGATTATCCACATGAACCATGATCCATCACCACCAAATCCGTTGTTGTTCTTTCCTTGCATAGCAACCAACAAGTTGGGATCAATACCTTTCTGTTGCAATAATGGAGCAAGCATAGCCATCATTCCATTACCGCCACCGCTCCCGCCTGATTCCGGGAAAACGTAAGTCTTTGTTTCACTCATATTAATATACAATTATAACACGGTCAATATCAACCGCATCACAAAAGTATATAATAGAAACTGCGTAAATCAGAGCTCATTTTCAAGCGATTTGCGAATATTTTGCAGATATATTGCAATCATTTTGTTTGCCAGTTTACGGCTTTCAAAAGTAGATATAAGGTAGCGGATACTAGCGGATGTCTTGTGAAGCAAAGTCGCTATTTGTTCAGGGTATAGCCCGTATTCAGCGAGGAAGAATACTACAATAGAACGGGCGTCAACAACTTCAGTAACTTTACTTGATGAAAGGATCAATTCAGTAGAAACTTCAGTTTCTTTTCCAACAACATTTAGAATCTCGGCAAAAATCTCTGACTTACACATAGTAATTTAATTTTTTATTGTACTTTTGCCTTTGCCAATCAAACTTACGGTTATTGAAAGAACAAAAGCATGTATAGAAATGTTAAGGACATTATACCCCTGGCACTATCTATGCATGCTTTTGTATGTTTAAAAGTTTGATTGGCGTCAACTTTAGTGTCGGGGGTTCTTTTTACTCTATCCCCCGAAAGAGCTACATTTGTTATGATAACCGGCCTTCTACTTTACCGGGAACCTAGTGTTTAATAATCATTCCGAGATGTTCCTCGAATTGATCCTGAATAATCAATTAATGTCTCATTTTGTCCTCCTTTCTTAAACATTTTCCGCAGTCAATTGTTATATCAATAAAGCTTAAACTTTTCATACCGGAAACGGTCTGCGAAGATAGTGCCGGTATTACCACATAAATAAGTTATAACTAACTCCACCACCGACATACAATCCACCTGGATAACCGTAGCCTACTTGCAGGCCAAGCCCCCAGTGTTTTTGCTTTGGTTTTAGAGTAATGATTTCCTTTTCTCTGTAGACTTCCATAAAGTCAAGGCTGGGCTTATAACCGCTAACCACTGCCCGGTAATCATCAGTCTTATACTCCTTGCTTGTTATCGGTATAAGTACCGGAACCGAATCGCCTTCTACGGTTCTGTCGGTAGTGGTATCTACTATAATCGGCAAATACACCGTATCGGTACGCTTCAGAGTTTCCTTTACCGGTATGGGAATGGTGTCTCTTATCGTATCCCGGATACGTACAGTATCTCCCTTAATGTACACCGTTGATGGATCGTGCGGATTACAACGCATCCACACGACCACGCATACAAGCAGGCAGACTAATATCCAAGGGAGAGATTTCATATGATACTTTCACTTGATGACCACTCCGGACCGGACAATAAAGTATTCAACTCTTCGCCTTCGTAGGTAGGATAAGGGAAAGATAGCTCTTCCGATCCATCGTCAGCAATAGTTTTAATCATTTTGTGAGGAAATAACTCAGCGTAATGCTGGCATTTCATCAAGGTCTTACTTTCATTTACACTCTTGCGAGGAACAAGATTACGCTTGTCTATTTCCTCTCGAGGAACCTCTTGCAAGTCAATTGTTGGGAATACAATGTATTTCATAATTGCTTTTTATAACAAGTCAGTTAATATTGAGTTATCTTAAGTAGTTGACTTACGTTAAATAACGACTCCAGATTCAAAGACATCCTTAAAGTTCATAATCCTAATACCCGAATTGACAGCATAGTCAATTACTTCCTCTAATGACTCAAGGCTGCAATACATCCCCGTTTCTCCATCTTCAATTTTATGATATACCAAAATAAGCCATGCCCCAGAAGATACAGCCCTGTCAATAAGCTGTTTAATCTTGTCTGTACTTGATGACGTGATATTACTGTACGCTCTTATTCGATACAAATCATACGGGGGATAGGTTTCCATCGGTATATAATTCTGAATTGTTCGGCATGCCTTAAAGAATCTTTTCGCAATGTTGACAACTCGATCAGAGTGGAATCCATTTGGATATGCCATATAGTCTCCCTTTCCAAGTCCGTTATCAATAAGTATTTGTTTCGTTTGCTGCATATACGTAGCCAATTCATTATCATCTGACATATCATCAAATGATGATGCTCCGTGACACTCTATATCAGCGTTATATTTATCAACAACTTCTCTAAATCCATTTAAGTTGAGGAATTCACTATCATCGCCATAGCTAAAAGTATCCTTTATTGCAAAGATAGTTCCGCTCAATCCTCTTTCTGCGAGAGCCTTCATAGCAAGAGCTTGTGACTTATAGCCGTCGTCAAATGTAAATGTCACAATACCTTTTTTCAGTCTATTTGACTTAATTCCTACATACTGTACATTAAAATCGCAATTAACTCCACTGATAGATATTCTGTCGATACTCTCTAGATTGACAGAATTTCCATTTTTATACCAATACGCAAGTGATGGTATTGTGTATTCACGCCATGTGCCATATACAGTGTTGACGTTTGCCCGCATTAATTCATAGACATAGTAATTGTTTGGTTCTGTGTTGTTATATATCTTAACCTCTACGCTTTTTTCGCTTGATGCAATGCTATTTATCATCATCTTTAACGATAAAACATTGTCAACAAGGTTAATAGGATTTATCTTAAACACAACATTTCCGTTGTTTATATGCAACGAATGATTCCAAAGCAGTTTGTTTGTTGCGTCAATTTCTCCGTTTGACAATTCATACGAATCGCTATGCTGGCAATCGTTTACTATCGTCGTATTCACGTGAGAAAATGGAGAGCAACATATATTAACATCTAATTTTGAAACTTCTTCTTCTAACTTTTCAATCTTGTCGTTTGTCTTATCTGTTAAATTGTTGACAAGCAAAATTGAAACTGTGCATGTTTCAGCAGAAATAACAACACCTCTTGTGTCGTTTGCGCTAAAAAGAATATATCCGTCAAATTCTGAGATATATTCATATTCTGATAATATATCAATTGTATTCTTCAACGTAGTCGCATTGGCGAGATTCTCGCTGTCGAATATTCTTGCTCCCATTTTTGTTGTGCCAGAAGGTACAATGTTTATTTTTTCTCCTACAGAGATTTTCAATGGACCACATACAACATTATACCTGCTATCCTTGATACCGGTTCCATACTCATACACTCCATTATAGAAATCCTTACCAGTAATCCTCCGCGTTCCGTCCACTTTGAGGCTTAACTCCTCAAAGTTCCCATCTATCCCTTGCGCAATGACTCCCCACGACTTTTCGGAGTCTTTTGCTATGTCAAATATCTTTTCCATATTATTCGTTTTTAATTAATGTTTCATTATTTATTAAAGTATCGTTACCTAACATTGTCAAGTAGCTGGAGATAACTATGCTGATCTTCTGAGGAGATTTGGTGACGTTACCTGTTATCTCATAGGTTCCATTGTCTCCAGAGATGGATATGTCGCTGATGGCGTTGGATGACACACCGACCAGTTTATCAGAAGCATTTGACAAGGTTATAGTGATAGTTACTGTGCTACCTTCGGCAATGTATCTCCCTGGATTAACTGAGTAGGAGACCGAGGAGTAAGGGATGTTACTCTTTACAATCGGTCTAAACTCGATCATATCTGGATATAGCGTTCCTGCCTTATACTTTCTCAGTTGACGTTCCAATAAGAACTCGGAGAGGCTGTAGGGGAAGAGCATGAGAGACCAAAGAGCGAATTTGGAGAATCTGCTATCGCCATCTCTAATTGTTCCTAGCCACATAGAGTCACTGTCAACGCCTGCACCTACTTGGATAGGATTACCATTATAGATGTATTTTGATTGATAACAAATTTTTCTGGAATAATTTTCACTGTCCAAAGGATTATTTGAGCCAAAACTATAGGTATAATCATTACCAGTATCACTATTATTAAAAATGAATGCACCATTAGAATTATTATAACTTTTAGATACAACTCCTCCTTTTACTAAAGCAATCTCTCTATCCGCAACCACAGTATAGTCCTTCAAAACAGGGAGACCGGTTACCTTGCCGAAGTCGTTGATTCCGTCGAGACAGAGAGCGTGTTCGATGGTGGGGAGGACTTCGATAGTAACATTTACATTTTTTACTACATCAGGAATATTAGCTGATTTTCTAATAAAACTTAATCCTATGTAAGAATTAGTTTCAGTTAAACTTCCGTCACTAGCAAACGATTTAGGCAATTCATAAATTCCATCAGAAGTAATATCAGTAACATTCCTAACTTCTACATCTGATGATTTTAAATAATAATAAGCTAAGTAAAATTTATCATAGTCTAATCCAGTTACTTTAAGTTTAAAAGATGGTATATCTTTATTATCACTAGTTAACTCTCCATTCCTTTTTATATAACTATAAAATAAAGAACTACTAATTTTAATTTGTGTAATATTATACTTATTAGCACTACTAGTATAAATATAATATTTATCATCCTCTTTACTACCTTGAGCATTCCAAGTCTTATTAACACCGAAAATTACAGGATAACTATTGATACCACTTTCTCCTCCCCAGCCGATATTGTTTAACTGGATGTTGTGACCTCCTACAAAGTCGATCAACTGATCGTTGAACTCTGCGTGGTTCTCGTTGGTGATACCCTGCTTCTTGATGTTGTAGTACAACTGAGGCTTGATGATCTGTCCCGGACGGTCAAGGTTATAGTAGGCGATGATCTGATTGATTTCGTCAGTGGTCAGAACTTTATTAGCGATGAATCCTCCTGCGTAGGCAATCTGAGTTACCTCTTTGATACTCAGATCGCTATACCTAAAACCGTTTACCGTAAATTCATCTATACAATTTACATTGATTCCATCTGTAATAGCATAATCTTTTTCATCTCCAAGAATGCCAATAACTGTCTTTCTTCTATCAGGTATGTTGTAAGTATATCCATATATACCGGTTTTATTTGTTTCTGATGCGCTGAAAGAATTACGAGCATAGACACCCTTGCCGCCCAAATCCCCAATAAAATTATTATTGACAGTAGCAATTCCACTATTTGCATTTATATAATGTATAATACTAATAACAGTAAACTCATTGCTTCCCTCTAGCATCTCAGAGACAGGCTTGACAGATACAATTATGTCGTCTACTCCGTCTGTACATAGCCAGCCTTCGAAGTCGGGGAGTTGCTCGATAGTAACAGAACCGCCGGCGGATGTTGAGAATCCAATATTAATAGGTTCTGTGCCATTAAATAATGTATTCTTAGATTCAGGCAAATCATACACTCCATCAGAAGTAATAGCAATTGAAGTTCTGATAGCCGTATTGGTCTCACTAACATAAAAGTATCTTAATTCGCTAGTTAAATTAGTAACTTTTATTTTAAAAGCAGGAGTATCCGGATAACTAGAAGAATCTTCAATGGTTTTATAGATAATCATATGACCTATAATGCCATGATTTGTAGCAGATAGTTTATTATGTGTTCTAACAACTTCTACAGAGGCAGGAACAGTTTGATAAGTAGTAAAATCAGTTCCATACAGCCCATATCCACTGCCCTCTGCAAATCCGAAGTTCAGCAGGCGCATGTCGTTCCCGTTGCCGGACAAGTCCTTCAAGATTGCCCGGTCGGGGTCGTCGTTGGACTTGCCCCAGGTGGAGATGGCCATCTTGACGTGCTTGAGCAAGTCGGGGTCGATGTAGGGACGGGCGGAACCGGAAGAAGCTCCCGGAACTCCTAAGCGTATCGCATTCATGCGAATAGGATCAAGCCCTATCGCATCAAGCTTAATTGGATTTAATCCTATTGCGTCCATTATTCTTCCGATTCAAAGATAGAAGCCTTTACCGGTTCCGTTTCACATTCGATTTTAAGATACTGTCCGGGGATACAACCGACAACCGGACAAGCAAACACTTTTGTATAGCCTCTACTCGGCAGTGGAGAGTAATTCTGCCCGTCATAGCTTATATACACCCAAAGTTTACCGCCTTTTTCAAATGTAATCTGCAATCCTACTTCCGCAGAATTTACCTGAACGGCATCGCTTACATAATTCTTCTCACCCTTTGTGAAGGTTATAACTGTTGATTTCATGATTGTTCCTCCTCTTATTATGATTCAAATTTGATATCGTTAACTCTGTTCAACCATCCGCGTTTGAACTTGTTGTTTGCGGGACGCTTCCGGCAGATATCTTCTATAAAATCGAAGCGGGCAATCTTGATACGATCGAATAACTCGCGTGGATTCTTAGAATTAACTGCCGCTATAGTTTTTGGTCCGACAATTCCGTCCGGCATTACACCAACCAATTCCTGCGGAATCTTGATACCATGAATACCGGAGGCCCATATCCAATCAACTAAAATATTAGCGACCGACTGAGACTTGATCTCGTCTGCCTTCCATCTATCCCAGTACATAGTTTTCAATATCTCTGTCCATTCCTCCTTGGAAAGATTCTTTAGTCTCTCTATAGTCGGTTTAGGATAGCCTTTCTTTCTACAATACGCCTCATAGGTAGCGATTGTTACACCCATATTAGTAGCACCTCCCAAATCATCCGGATCATTAACGAAACCGCCTTCCCATTTTAGAATAAACGGTGCCAATTTCTTCACATCTGCCATATATGTTTCCTCCTATAAAATTAATGTTAATACTCCCAACGCCAAACCTCCGCAATCACAGATAATATCCTTGATGGAAAACTCGCTTTTCTTACAATACTTGTCGTATATTTCCTTCAGAATAAAGATCGCAACGGTTATAGCGACCGCTAACCATAGCGGAATATATTTTGATAGCCACATAACCAAATTCTGGCATACTATAATGTGGACCATGCCGTCTATGCCTATCATGGATAGAAGCTTGCCGGCTAGTGCGCTGATTTTATTTATCATATTCATTTTCTATTTTATAATTTATTACTTTTGCAAAAAATGATACACCTATGGATATTTCAGAATTAATAAAAAGCTATAACGCTGAACAAAAGAATGTATTTACAGGATTTTGCATACAACTGCCACTATGCTTTTCTATTTTGTATTTATATATACCAGAGTTTAAATCTCTCGATGTATATTTGCAAATCATATTTACGGCAACTTCTTCTATATTATCCATTTACTTTTCTTTTATATGGTTATGTCTATGTTCTTCTATATCAAAAAGAAGATACAAACTAGAAGCCTTTATACTAATTCTTCCCATATTAGTGACATCGTCTAAATTACTTATATCTCCTTCAGATTACATCCTAGGATATGAACATGCTTTAACTACGTTTCTTCAAGCTTCTGCGATTCTTTACACTCCTTTTGCCATTTTTGGGCTTATTCTCCGCAAATGCATAGAGTATGATAAAAAGCAAAAAGGGAAGAACATAAATAATAGTGTATAAATTCATACTTACTTCTCCTTTTCTATAATCTCCTTCACATCTTCTTTATCAACCTTGAACACCTTCTTTCCAAAGACTCCCAAAGCTCCAATTACATTTATATTGATCCCCTTTGGTTTCAATATATTGTCGACAATCGAACATCCTTCGATGAAGCATACCAATAAGCAGGAATATACATCAATAGGATATTCACTATGACTTGCTACAGTGATCATGCAGACCATGCAGACAAAAGCAAAATAAGTAACCATCTTTCCCATAGTCGCACGAATTGCACGAGAGAATCTGACTTTTTCACCCATTAGCATACTTTTTCTGACACCGAAGAGAAGGTCGCACAGGATTACCGCGCATGATACAATCAGCCACGGAATCATATTCTGCAATGACTCGGAAACAAATGCGGTAGCGATTGCCGCAAATCCGCCTGTAGTTGTATGTACTATAGCTTCTTTCATAGCAAACAAGTCAAATAAACGGTTAGCAATGAAATTAACTCAATCCAGAACATCGATTTGCATGCCGTCAGGTCCCATATAAGGTTTCCTGACCAATTCTTGATTACAAACGTTATTGCGTAAATCAGAAATGCAGCCCATAGCAGCAGCCAGTACCACGAATTGCATCCTACCCATATCTGGGAGAATACAAGCGACATCACCGCGCCGGCTATATGAGCTTTCTTGTGCGCTCCTCTAAAATTCGGGGATACTCCCAACACGATCATTCCGACTACAGAAAGAAAGATCAGGAACTGACTGTTTTCTGTACTTGCATCCAATGCGGCCGGAAGCAACAGCAAAGACGGGAGAATCATGCATATACCGAACCAATACCTGTTACTCAGAATGTAATAGGTATCGGAAATAGAATAAGGGATACCCTTTGTCTTGTAAATCATCACACCAACATAAGATGCGAAAACCAATAATGATAGTAGTGTCAAAATCATAGTTTTATCTGTTTATAATGAAAACTCTAGTTTATTCGGATAACCGGTCTTGTAGTTGTAAGACTCGACTTCCTCTCCCGTCTGCAATCCCCGAACTACAGCAATATGCTGCTGCGTCACATTATAGCAATCAAGAGCGTATAACTCTAATGAGTTCAGCATAAGGAGAGCACTTGAAACAGGTATCGTATACTTTACCGCATCAAACCATAAAACGGTATCCAGTCTTCCGGCCTGCTTCTCAATATTGATTGAATTAACAAGACCTACGCGGTCCTCTTTGGTAAGCCACATTCTCTTTCCGGAGAGAGTGAATGAATTCACAGCGTCTGACTTGTCATAAGCATTAATGTCCGCTATCTTCATCTCTTTTAGTTCATCAAGGGTATACTCATGATCAACCAATACGGGATAGCCGCTTTCGTTCTCCCTTATTTCCTTTCCGGATGACTGACCGTCCAGCAACTCCTGCCAGTATTCTTCCGTTATCTCTACTGAACCTTCTTGTGGCTCATCGTAGAATCCTTGTTTCCAATATTTTGCCATAATATTATTTATTTCCAACGCCCAACGGCTATCCAATAAAAAGGATTAGTTCCCGCGCCAGTACCATTACTATCCCCAACGGTATATCTACTACGTATTCTAAAAAGGTTTGTACCTACCGATATTATAAAACCAGTAACAACATTCATACCGCCGCCCGGTTCGTAGTAGGTAATCACAGGAACATAACTGGTGTTATAAAATGATAGTGGTAAATACACATAGGTGTCGCTGCTTGAGCTTGACTTGTATCCCCACTGAATCAATAAACCATTATTAAACTTAGCATATCCGTTCATGCCCAAAGATAGAGTCATAGCGTTAGACAAGTCTGCCTTTGCCAAGTTGGGAATCATGTTCAGCAATTCTACAACTCTATCTCCTGTAAATCCGCTATTATAATCACTCATGCAAACTCTTTTTTAATCACATTAAACGTACTTCCATCCGACAGCAAGAAACGTCCTTCAGAAACAGCAAATGCCTGTCTCTTGCCTATTTGGGAGATGGTAGTGGAGACAGATGCCTGTACTCCACTATTAGTTGTCCTAAACACAACAGTCTGCTCCCTGTCAAGTCCTTCGTTGGCAACATCGCTTGACACGCTTGCGGTTCCATTTGAACCGGGAGTGATAACGATGTTGCCTTCTCCTTCTTTCCAAGGAATTTGCATGCTCATTATGCGGCAGTCCAAGAAGTGTTAGACGTAACATTGACGGATACAGCAGATCCACTCTGAGGAATAGTAATTTCCGCCGGAGAAACAGACAATGTAGCATCACCGGCAGCCTGTTTGATAGCAATCTGAGCAGCCTGTCCGCCATTGGCCGTCACCTTTAAGGTTCTAACGACCTCTTCGATAGTATCGTTTTTAGGAAACTCCAACTCGATAGAGAAAGGAAATTCCGCAGTAGCTCCCGGGTCACCGGTAATAGTAGCCGCATTGTTAATCTGCGTTCCATTCGCGCTATACTTTGCAGGCAAGGTAACATCTGTTACGCTTCCCGCCCACGCAAACGTCAATTTCGAAGAGTTTGTTTTACCCTCTACGGTCACAGTACCCGCTGTCTTGGGAGCAGACATTTCCGAACCGTTATCAAAAGAAGCAAACTCAGATTTCGGAGATTGAGTCACCTTATAAGTTGAAGGAGTGGAAACACCAACACCGGTAACCGTTACTGTACCAGTACGAGCTGTACGCCCAGTATGAGCGTCCGCGCTATTCGCAATAGTTCCGTTACCTGATCCGGTAGACGGATTTAATTTTAACCAACTAGGTTTTGCCATAATACAAAATTTAAATAAAACAATTCAATTAACTATATCATTCTTCCTGCACAGCATGCCATACCACATTGGACAACACATCGACATTATCCTCAAAGTTGTTCGAAGGCATCAGCCATATGTAATCAGGGTCAACTTTTAAATAAGCCTGTTTACCAACATCACAGACAACCCCTATCGACACCTTCATGCCCGTTGCCGAAGCGGAAACCTTCATCTCATCCGCTTTGGCCGAGACATTTCCAATGCCCTTGACAGCCTCGATATGTACAGATATGCATCCCATTTTACACTGTCTTTATACCGGTATTCATCTTATCTACCTCTACTCTTGTTCCGCCTTCATAGTCGGAGTCAGGAAGGTAAGCCGTAGTCTCCAGCCAGATTTCCCCCGATCCGATAATCTTAGTGTCAACATAGCAGCTGTAGCTGTTCTCATTAATGCGTACCATCTGAGACTTCTCTATCACCTGTGAGGCGGAGAAGACAAAGAAGCGGCATTGGAAGTCCACATCATCCATTGTCAGCCCCGAAGGGAGGTCGATGGAGATTGCCAACTTGATTATTGTACCTTTTGCTCGCATATATATTATCTTGATTCTTTGTTGTTATACATTGAACAAAACTCAACTACTTGGAGAAGTAAAGTTTAAACCACCAGTATTAGGAGCGTCTTTTCCACTATACACGTTGAGCATAAATAAGAATAAATTAATATCGTTATAATAGACTCGCATGCTAGTACTTGATGTATAAACTCGATCTACAAACCATATACCCAGTGTTGCACTTGTTCCTTGAGTGTTTAAAATAGGCTCAATCATGGCAAAATTATCACTATGACCGACTACGTAATATTTTAATTTAGAACCGTTCCAATGAGCGATCAACCTTATAAATGACCCTTCCGATCTCATATAGCACGTCCTAATTTCTACACCTTTGTAGTGTATACCTGTAGCTGAGTAATTAGTATCTCCTCCACCTTCCCTATAAATATTTGCACTACCGTCAAATGATCGGGAAGCAGTACTTACAATTGTGAATTCAACTCCATCAAACTTCTTATCATTAGGCAAACGCAAGGAAGAAGTTCCGCTAAATAATATGTTCACTTTACTGTAAGCAACCTTGTCGGGATCTACTGAAGTACCATTAGCTTGTATAGGAGTATTGGTCGCAAATCCATATACATGTCCCCCATTCGAATATTGATCCCCTGTTTTAAGATTGAATGCCAGATTAGGTTTAAAATTCCCACCCTGCGGATTTTCCTGATTAAATTCTTGATAATTGGAGGTTGGATTCCCATCAGCATCTATTCCTTGTTGAGAGAACATAAAGTCTCCTTTAAATATAGCCTGTGAAAGATGTGCAAAATCTTTCATTGTAATTGAATCTGCCACCACACTACCCTGAAACTCATACTCTTCGGATATTGGGTCAAGTTTAAATACAATATTTCCACCCACAAGAGCAAAGATTCCCGTTCTTTTCTCTCCATCGACTGTAATACAATCTCTTCCTAATGCAATACCGGTCAGTTTCCCACTGCTATCCTTGGTTCCAGAAAATATCTTAGGTGAAATAAGGTATTCTCCACCTATTTCTGTTTTATTATTGTTCCAATCTTCTACCCAGGGAAGGAGATTTGCATCCTCTCCCGGTTCACCGTCCTTCCCGTAATGACCAAAGAGACGATAGTTCTTATATTCTCCCCACTTTCCACCCTGTAGAGTACGTTCACAAGTATACTCATAAGGATAAGTTTCCGATGCTCCACGAGGATTATCCACCCACCAGAGCACATCTTCCCAGTATGCTTCATTGGTCGGAGCAATCCCCGAATGCGCCTGAATAGCTACCTTGTATACATTATTGTATTTTACTATGTTACCTGCCGAATAGAATTTTGAGCTACTGTATTCAGGAGCATCACCAATGTATTCGTTAACATATTCGTTGGATGCCGGAAGGTCAATAACATTACGCTTAGACTTTGCAAGCAGGTAAACCTGCTCCTCGGTCTTGGAGTCCGTTGGGAATATGACAGGTTCGCTCCAGGAAGGAGTTGTTTTACTATCAATCACTGCAGTGGAATACCAGCAGGTCGTTGGATCGAGCATACGGAACTTGACTCTGTCCTCGTTGCTGCTTCCACTGCCGTCTTTCGTATATACAATCTCAACAAAGTGACTGCCAGCTGTAGGCACCGCAATATCCACCACCGCGTTAGTCACTCCGCTTCCCTCCCAGGCATGTTCGTTGTCCATGCGATAGGACGTATCAAGGGCTTCTACGATACCCTTGTCGTAGTTCTGCTCGGATGATACATCAATCTCTATATGTATCATCTGATTAGCTCTTCTTGTCGTAAATGACACCCTTTGCTTGTATGTCGAGGAATGAGATGTAGGAGATGGAGAGACATAGTAATCACCGTCTTTTGTAAAGTTACCCGAATACGAGAAGGTAATATCCTCCCGATCCGGAGAAAGGGACCATCCTGCCGGATTTGTACCGGTAGGCGTAGCAGGCTTTCCGAAAGCATACTTATACCGTAGCTCCGTATATTTCCCCGGTAATCCCTTGAATCGTATAGGATCACCCCATGTGCCGGAAGAAGCGCTTGAAGCGACCTTCTGAGAAATCCAGACAACATCTTTTGTTGCGTTAGTGTGCCATCCTCCGCTTGTTCCGCTTCCGGTCGGACGGGATGGTTCATCTTCGCTGTCATGGTATGTAATGAAAACACTCAGGCCATCCGTGCCGTCAGTACCATCTGTTCCGTCCTGACCGTCCGCAACCATCAACTCCCAAGCGGTGCCGTTATAGATATAGACGATACCATTACTGGTATTGCGATAAGCCCAGTTTTTTTGAGGATTGGCAGGAGCGCTTGATAAATCCCCTTTCCACGTAATACTGAGCCCGTCTTTACCATCTTCACCATTTATACCGTCAAGCCCCTTCTTCCCGTCTGAGACAACAGCAATCGTTTCGCGGTCGATCAGTACTACTCCCGATGTTTCATTGTAAAGCCGGAACTGTATCTTATCTGTTATCCCGGAGACGGATATTTGCTTATCCGGAGTATAGCTAGTCGCATTCCCTGAGTCTATAATATAATCCATTGAGTAGCCAACCGGCAGAGAGGATACGACAGTAGAAGCTCCGTCGGTCTTCATTACCCGGCAGGATATATTCGAGACATCACTGTTCCCGTCAGCATCTCTCTTTATGATATTGGTCGATGGCTGAAGCGAGTAAATGACCGCGTTCTGACCATTTGTTCCGTCGGTCCCATTCTCTCCATTCTCCCCCGGCTTCACTTTGTTTATCGATAAATGCAGGGTACGTTCATATTGAGAACCTTTGTATGTTACCCGTCCCGTTATGGGTATACGAATTACATCAGCCACCGTAGCAGTAATAGCTGTAACCTTAACTATCCCCGTGCTACGATCAGCCGTTGCTGTCACGCCTGTAATGCTACCTACAGAAAGAGAATCAAGAGGAAGCTCGGTTGTTCCGTAGAACATAGAGAATGTTGTTGTGATGGGCAAACCGAATACCACTGTCCCGTCCAGAGAGCAAGCTACAGACTGCATTTCATCGTCAAGATCAGCAGAAATACTTCCTTCGCCGTCAAGACCATTCTTTCCATCCTCAGTCATCACATACCATGCGCCATCCTGGTATACGTAGCATTTCTTGTCGGTAGTATTACGATACCAGTATCCGTTCTGAGGATTTGCCGGAGCAGAAGAGAATTCCCCCATAAAAATGAGGCTTGTACCGTCTTTACCGTCAGTACCCGGTTTACCATCCGTACCGGGCTGTCCATCTTTACCCGGTTCGCCCTTGAGATTCTCCTTTGCTTCCTCGTCCAGATTAGACCAGCTAAGGGTAACGCCGGAACCTAATGTAACCTTATTGTTCTGAGGATTATAAACAATATTACCTTTCCCTATATTTACAGTACCATCAGGATATAAACCATAGATAAGAGCGCCATTTTCATCTACAGCTTTTATCATTCCGTTTATACTGTAAAATCCTTTAAGCCCCTCAGTTCCCGGTATATCCCCACCTACGCGGATTTTAATCTTATTGGTCCAATCTTTTGAGTCAATATCAAACATGACGTCAATCGCAGGCTGGCCATTCTCATCTGCATGCAGATAAATAGCAGACTGCCTGTCCTTATTTTGAGAATTCCCAAACTGAACAAGATCATCTCCCGCTTTAGGAGGATTAAGGACGTTTCCCGAATCATCCAGATTGAATTCTGATAAAGGAATATGAAGAGTTTTCGTTGACAGATCAACAGACTCAATTTCCACATGATACATTCTCAAATCAGTGCCGGAAAATGTTTGGCAACGTATAAAATCATGGGCGACAAGGCTTACATCCTCATCTTCCAGTTCTATTAAGTATTCCGTTCCATCATCGGATATACGAGCGGATTTAACCTTCCCCTGTCCCTGGCTGATAGTTTGCGCCCCCATTATGGAGCGAATTTTACTTATCAGTAATTCAAATACTGTGAACTGACCGCGAACGAGCAATGCGTCTATCTCCAGCTTCCATTTGCCCTTGATATACTCCCACAGCTTCCATCCATGACCGGCAAATCCGGACACGAAGTCTTCGACGTATTCCTTTACGCCGTTCGACAACTTACGTCCTGTCGCTTTCACAGAACAAAGAAATCCGTAGAACTTACCGTTACTTAGTATTGCCATATTATTCTAATTCTTCAATCAATGAATCTTCAACTTCTTCTATCAATTCTCCGCCACGAACTACAAGGCCACCGTTAGCTGCAGAAAATCCTTCCGACACAAATCCCTTACCGAGAGTTATCAATCCTTCTGCTTTGTCATCTTCAATGCTGCTAAGGGAGCGACGTTCAATCTCATCAATAATTCTTTTTGCCGAAAATGTATTGCGATCCGTAGGAACAGTCTTGTCATTCAAACCGATGAGATATATACTCGTTCCTCCACTTCCTGACACAGAACCGGTATATGCCTGTCCCTTGTATGTAAGAGAATCAAGTTTACTCTCTATCTCGCCTATACGCGAATATGAGGCAGTCTCTCCAACCGTATAAATTGGATGATCGTAAGGAATATCCAGCGGCCACTCAAAACCAATTATTCTGGATTGTCTGCTCTTAGGAAAGAAAGCCTTATTGATCAGGTTAACTTTGTCTCCCACCTCATAGGTGATAATATTCTCATTATTATAGATGAACTCAGGGTCCATATCACAATCGTAGGTGGAAGGATCAATCATAGACTTCTTTACATAGTCTTTTGCCTTTTTCAATAACTCATCTTCGGCCTCCGGAATCAATTCCTCTGAAACATAAGCCGTATCAAAACCATAAAGAACATATGTGTCAGAATTAGCAGGAAACAAAATGTTGTCAGGAAGGTAACGGTCGGGACCGTAATCCTCATTACGTACAATTTCGAAAGTGGTACCGGAATCATCACTCTCCTGCAGAAGTAACTCAAAGTCCAAGCCCGCGAGTTTTCCTGTCTGAAAGATTAAGCGGAAACTTTCTCCGTCCAGCCGGAAGTCATTTGTAAAATTCTTCAGTCCTGCATCCTTGAACGTATAGATACGATATTTGTCTCCTGTTGGATTGTCATCCTCGTCAAGTTCATCTTCCTCCCGGTATGTTACATTTGATAATGTGCCGACATATTTGGGATATTCATCTTCAAAGATGACAATTCCCTCTACAGCTTCTTCCTGCGACATCTCCACATTATTATTGTCATCATAATGAGTTTCACCAATGTATATACGTTCTCCTGTAGGACTATAACGGTAAGCATCCACATAAGGAACTTCCTCCGGGAGCATAAGACGTTTCTGGACCACACCATTTAAAGTAAGCTCCTTGTCATCTTTGCTAAAGTAGCTGTCAGGAACCTTTCCCTTAATGATGTTGTCAATTGTATATCTATCACCGAGCGAGGCCGTTACTCCGCTAGGCAATTGTATTACGTTAGCGGAATCACCGATTAAATGGTCCGGATTATATACACAGGAGAATGTCTTGCCCGAATTTAGTCCGGAAAGAAAGGTCACTGTAGCATCTGCTGACGATCCTTTGAATAGAGTTATATCATACGAAACATAAGCCGAGAAAGAATCATTCAGAATAGAGGATTCACGGGATGGGACATGTGCGTATATCCTGATCTTTAAATCAGTAGCATTTCCTTCAATCTGCAAAGAAGAAGCGACAGCAAACACAGCAGAGACTTCGTACTGCTGCTCTTGGGATAAGGTAACCGTTTGATTACCTATAGAAACTTCTTTAGTTACACCAGATAATTTATAGACATAAGATGCCCTCAAAACATAATCACCGGCAGGAAGAAAAGAACGTCCTGATCCGATTGAAGGAATAACTGTGGATACATTAATTGATATGCCATCTCCTGATGAAACCTTATAATCCCCTGCAGGTAACGAAGCTACGATATCAGTGTCATGCGTCCATTCTACATAAGATGCAGTAAAACTGCCACTACCTATACTTTCCTTTACCGAATACTCTTCTTTGTGAACGACGCGACTTGGGAAATACTTTACATCAAGCGGTCTTGCCGTATCGGATATTTCCCTACCGTTTGCCTGCTTGACATCAAAAATAAGATTCTTACGGTAAGTAGAAGGAATGTTTCGCGTTGAACCAAAGGCATAAACACGAGTAGCGAAAACCGTCTGACTATCGCTACGCTGCATGGAGCTTACGTTTACATCCTCAGTATCTGTCAAATCTCCGGCCTTGAAATCTACGGGAGAGCTGTATTCGCAACGTCCGAAATGGATTGTCTTATCAGTTATCCACCATTCACACTCCCATGTCTCCGCCATTTGGGTAAGGGCATCAATCAGGTTTACGCTATCATACGAAACGAGCTTGGAAGTGTTTTCAACCGTAGTATCAATCTCATATTTAAAATCCTCTTCTCTATATTTGTATCCGAGTGATTTCAGGTTATCAAGGAAGACTTTAAGATGAACGTCAAGGGTGGCTGTCAGGTTCCAGCTCGCCTCGCGACCGGTACTCTCCGGAGTATAGAAAAACTTCTTGTTTTTCCACTTCCAGTAGTAGGCGTCCAGCCGGAGTTCGTAATCATAACCACCGCTCGTAGAATTATAGGTGGGCTTGTACAAATCTACAAGCTCAAACATGCCAATTTCGTTATCTATACCATCTCCTAGTTGAAAGTAGATAGGATCTGCAAGAGAAAACTTCAAAGTTATATAGTCTTCCTTCATCAGAAGAAAGTGCCGCTTTGATCCTTCGTTGATAGAAGTAGAAAAACGAATGTTGCCGGATATGTCTTTGATGTCTATTAATTCTGCCATATCACAAAGTTCGTTGATAGAAACATCAAAACATAAAATCCGGCAACTCTATAAACCACAATTGGCGAATTGTGGTAAGTTTATTCCCTATTCGCAGGATTCGGCTCGTTCAGCTTAACCGAAATCTTTGAAAACGTCCTTGCGATATTGAAAGCGAAAGATTGAGAGCGGAGGTAGTATAAGTGATATACCTCTTCGCCTAGTTCCGGAACTTTGACTGCAAATTCCCCTTTTGTTATTTCGTCTAAGAATGCCTTATATTTGGCAATATAGTCAGAAGGGGAAGCTCCTTTTAGCGTAAAGGTAAGAGTCAGGTCCCGTTCGTCAACCTTTCTGTTTTCGATTATAACCCTTTTCCCGTCCTGCAGGCGTGATTTGTTTTCAATCACATCTTTCATCGGAAGTGGAGCGTAAATAGCTTCTATGAACCCGTCTCCCATATTGACTCCCCACGTCGTATAGGCGTCCTTGTTATTGATTAGTAGGTCTCCTGTCATAATATTACTTTTTTGATAATCCATTAGTATTTCGCTTGACTTCTGCAATATCAGCCGCCATCTGCTGGATAGGCTTCACCATGACGTTAGTATTGTCACGAATGTCTGTTATAGCCTCGTAAGAAAGCCGTATCAAATCCCTTGTCTCGCTAGCAATGTCCTTTATACCAGATGAGTTTGCACTAATAGTCAACATTCCTGCTTTAAGTTCAAGGATGGACATTGTTTGAAGCTGGTTTTGATTCTTGATTTCTTCACCGGCAATCTGAAGAGCAGTGAAGCGACCGTTCAACTCGTCAGCAGAATCCTGAGACATTGTAGCAAAGCCTTTCTTGGAAGATTCCTGGGAAGTAGATGTGCCGCCACCGCCTACGATCTGCTCCCATGCCTTTCTGTCTTCAAGAGCACCATTTACAATAGTATCCCACCCTTCTCTTAAGTCTTTAATATCAGAAGAGGTGATACCTCCCTCTTTGCCCATGGCCTCAGAAAAGGATTCATACCATTTTCTTAATTCATCTTCATATCCCTTCGCGAACATTTGAGTGAATACAGCCTTTCGCATATACTCTCCAAAATTATCAGCAAAGTCTTTGGATGAAGCATCCATGTCCATGAGAGTATCTATGAAGTTGTCAAACAGACTATCGAATGACGTCTGAGTCAATTGTTCTTGAACGGCTTTCTGAATATCTTCTATTCTCTCTCCACCTTCAATAATCTTATTGAGGTAGTTTTGAACATCTCCATCCAACTTAGACCAAAATCCAGGAGCTTCCTCTTTTAACTTTTCAAGCTGTTCAGCCGTCAAGTTAAAGAGACCGGAAAGTCTTCCTCCTATAAAATCCGGATCTTTGCCGATTGACTTAGCAAACTCGTCCCATTGATCCCATAATTCCTGACTCATGCTATTGCGAATACGAACACCAATAGAGTGGGAACCGGCAGATGCGCCAGATTGCAATCGTTCTCTTCCTAATATTTTATAAGACTCAATGCTTTTGTTTGCTATTTCAATAGCTTCATCTCCCGCTTTAGCAGCTTCGGGACCATAAGACATATCTATGTATTCTTTTTTCTTATCAATTAACTCATCCCATATTTCATTTAACTTGTTATACTCATCAACCATTTCATTGTAACGAGAATAGTCAGCACCACCAAAACCGAATAATCCGGCAATAGTATTCCCAACGCCCGCCAAAACGCTAACTGCACCTGTGATAGCACTAAAAGGTTTGGTTAAGTCTATTCGTTCCAGCCCACTCATTACTTGCCCGATACCATCCAAAGTCTTACTTATGGCTTCTGGAACCTTCACCCCAAAGTTTTCAAGCATTCCAACAACGTCATTGCCTGCATTTACAACCTCCATGCCTTTTTGCCCGATAGAATTTGCTGCTTGAGTTAACTTTGACAAAGCTTTTTGTCTGTCAGATTGAGCAGCGGCCAAGTTATTTTCTGCTTGGGTAAGAGTCAGTAATCTAGTAGTTAATTTTCCGTTCTCATCGGTATATACTTTAGTTATTACCTCTCCTCCCTGAATAACAGTATTTAAATCCTCTTGAGCCTTGATTACCGCAGATGTAGCATTACGATAATTATCTGCACTATTTTTCAGTTCTCCCAAGGGATTACGTACTGTTATTTTTAGATCAATTTCTTTGAAGGCATCTTGCAACGCTTTAAGATCAGTAGGTTTTATATCTTTAGCTGCTTTATTTATAACCTCTTTCAGGTTATCACGCATCTTAACCAGTGCCTCAGTAGACTGAGCATCAAGGTTTCCGAATATGTTTGCAAAATTGATAGATGATTTTAGTTCTTCAAAGCTAACTTCCTTCAGTTTATTTTCTTTCTCTTTTTCCAAGGACTTCTTAGCGCCCTTGGTGGTAGCTTCACTGATTTTAAGGTTATATTCTTCGTTTATGGCAGCTTTTTTTTGTTGAAATGTACCATATTCTTTAAGATATTCATTCCAGTATTTCATTTCTTCCTGATAAGGATAAATATCTTGTCGTAGAATAGTATTATTTATAATTTTACCAAAAGCGTCTGTATCTACTTTAACTGTAGAAGGATCAAACGTTCTCTTCTTATAGTCCTTAGTCTGCTTCGCCCGCAAATTCTCTTGTTCATCAAAAGCCTTTCGCTGAAGCTCGATCTCCGTTCGGATATAATCTTCCCGTTGACGTTCTAAGTCTTGTATCTCCTTCTTGTTATCTAGTTCACGCTGGGCGCGAATCTTTGCTTCTCCCTCTGTCATAGCGTCAATACGAGACTGGGTAAGTTGATTCTCCAGATCTTGTTCCCTGCGCTTCCTTTCGTTTCTTTGCTTGTCTAATAGTTCGGAGATTTTCTTTTGCTGGTCTATGATGGAGTTATACTCCTTGGTTGTTTTCCCTGTAATAGCCTTTAATTTATTTTCCAAAGCTTCAATCTCAGCGTTAGTTTTTGCATAATCTTTACGATTTGTCATTTTCTTCAACTCGGCTTGTTTTAAAGAAATTGCTGCTTCTATAGCCCCAACAGAGCCTTCAATTAAGGTATTTGCTGATTCTCCTCCAGCGTTTTTTATTTCTTTGTTGCTTTCTTCATCAATGCCTAACGCACGCTTTATCAAAGCGACCATTTCTTTTTGATACTCTTCAGCCTTTTTTCTTAAATTTTCCTCTGCTTTTTTAGCAAAAGCTTCTGGACTTAAATCTTCTTGCTGCAAAGTTCCTGACAAATCCTTTCCTGATGCTGATCTAACAAGCCATGATTTAAACCTATCTCCAAATGTTACCCCCTTCTCAGCTTTAGCATCTGCCTCAAGCATTGCTTGAATAGATTTTTCATATTCTTTAGCCGCTAATTCCATTACCGCAGCAGCTTTTGCTTTATCCATAATAGCCTTAATAAAATTTTCCTTATTAGTTATCAACAAATTCTCTGCATCTGCAACCGTGTTGATAACTATTCCTGTTTTATTAAAAGCATCCCTATTCTCTAAAATATATTTTTCTTGAGATTTCATATCTCCCCCAAGTTTTTTCCATCCTTGAGACAGTTTTTCTATAGAAGTTAACACTTCATTTGTACTTTTGGAAACCGCTTTTTGAAAATCTTTTGTTAATTGATAAGTTTCAGCAAGTTTTTTATTTGCTTGTCCTAAGCTACCAATCCAGCTTATAATCTCCTTACCATGCACAGAAAGCAGAGTTAATCCAACAACAAGAGCAGTCTGCCAGCTTATAAGGGACTTTGTTAATTGCTGCCAAACTGGAGCAACAGCCTTGACATTTGTATTTCCCGCTTTCAAAGCTTCTTGAAATGCAGCATATTCCTTTCTAGCTCTAGCAATCTCATCAACAAGAATTGGGATATTATTTGAAATTGCAAGGAAAAAAGTATTTGCACTAACAGCCAACGAAGGCAATTCACGAGCCACCTGCTGTACAGAGAAACCGAGCCCATTCCATGCACTTGCATAATTACCTACATTTCTTTGAAATCTACCAGAAGCTTGTTCAGCCGCACTCAATTCCTTCTGAACATTTGCTATTTGGGCCAACAACGCTTTGCCAGCATCACCGTTTCTTCGCGTTCTTCCGAGGTCATCATAATCCTTAGTCAAGAGGATTATTTGCTTTCTGAGAGCTGTTATACTGCCTTCTTCCGCCCTACTCTGAATTATCTGATCCTTCTGTGCCTTAATTGTCCTTCTGATAGATTCCTCCTCGACTAGCCTTTGTGCTGCCAGTTGCTGCACCTGTCTTAATATTCCAGTTCCGGAAGAACCTGTTTTTTCAGAATCAGCAAGGGAAACAAAGCTTTTCTTTAGCTGTTTTATTTGCTTATCCGTTTCAATTACAGCTTCAGTATTGGCTACAATCCATTTATTAGTGGACTGCAATGCGGCTGTCTCTTCCTTTGCCTTTTTGATTGCAGCATTGGAAGAATCAATGTCATGCTTCAGCTTTTGGATTTGAAGATATTTGTTTTCATACTCTTCTAATTTTTTGGTAGCTGCCTCTATCTCCTTCTCTAATTGCTTTATGGCCGCATCACTATTTGGTATCCCCGCAACAGCTTTTAGAGAATTCTTCAATTTATTTATTTCTTGACGCAGTTTTATAATGCCTTCGACATCAATATCTGCGGTAAATTTCATTCCTGCCATGTGACTTTTACATTTTCGTTTCCAAATGATTCCTTTAACTCTTTCTCTACGGTTAGGCTTGCCGAATCCAGAACGTCAAAGCCCTTGCTAGATACAAAGCTCGCATATTCCATTCCATCGGCGAACACAACACCGTTTTTGGGTAGTTTTCCATATATAAGCAAGTTCTCTGTCTTGCCTTTGGCCCCCGCATGTTCGCTATCTGCCGGAACATATAGATAAACAATATTCCCATCACGAACTACAGCAGCTCCCGGAGCATTACGAAGATTCCACGTATGGTTCTGATAAGTCTTCTTGCTACTCACATTTCTTTCTTTTTGAGTGTCAACTGCATTATGCGCCGCTTCCTTCATAAGCTCATTTGCATACTCATCCACCTCTTCAACAAACTCGTCCAGACCCGACAAATCAACCGTTACTTCCATTACTCATCGAATTTCATATTTTCACCAAAGAAATCCTTATCAGATACTTCCTTAAGTACCTCCCCATCGTATACAGCGTGCAACTTATCTTTTTGCATGATGATCAAATTGCGATATGGAATTTTACAAACGACTTCATCATACGACAAATGAAGGCTATCCATGAACGACGCAATTTGCCCCAACATACAATCATTGCCTATAACCTCTGTTTTGCTGTTAGATTTGCTACGTTCTTCGCTAAACCTAACAGCGTCATAAAATTTTCCACATCTATCAGAGAGTAAGCCGCTGTAAGACCGGATAACACTTCTTCTAAAGTCCCATGAGACAATTCTTCGGACAATGAATCACTTCCATCTATAAACCAAGAAAGTGCGCTAGAAGCGACAGAAATGTCCTTCAATGAAGATATAACACCCGCTATATCCTTGTTGTCATCAAGAACTGCGAGATAGGCCGAAGCGCCGGCTATTTTATGTATGGTAGGCGGATTTACGCGATACATTTTCCCATTTACAATGATTGGGATGAAATCCTTTCCTGTGATAGCTTCTGATATAAGTATGGCTGCTTTATTCATAATGATATTTATTAAAAAGGGGTGAGATACATAAATCCTCACCCCCTCACCACTTTATAATATAGATAATGTTTCTGCTGATCGCGAAGTATCTTCCTCTCCATTCCCCTCATAGTTAACAGCAGTTCCAGCGTTCACCCGCTTTGACTTAGTCGTAGAACTATTCAAATTGAGAGAAGCATCAGAAGACATAGATGCGACGTTCTCATCAGCTCATGCGGCATCTACTTTTTCCCCGTCGAACATATAGTCACTCTTCACGCCGGCGCTAGGATTTTCCATAGCAACAGCTGTTACTCTCAGACCAATATTCTTTTCCACAGCATTCCCTTTAGCAATGACCGCAGCATTGGTGAATACAATATAGTTTCCGGTCTTTGTCTGTCCGACAATGGCTTTGTTGACAATGCCCGGAGTATCAGAAGCGGCCCATCCTGCATCTGTATCAACTTTTTCTCCGCCTTGCAGATCTACCTTGTCATCAAAGGAGAAAACTCCCATAGTGAAAGCAATTGTTTTAGCCCCTTTTTGCGTCACATCACGATAATAAATGTCACCATTCAACTCGTTAATATAGTCGGTATAGGTAGGATCATCCTCCGTATACGACCAAGTATCTCGATGAGAGTTCTCAACTTCTGTAGCAGTACCTAACCAGGTTTTAAGGCTAGTTTTAGTTACAGCAGAAGTAATAACATCACCGTACCAAATCTTTTTAATTCCTATAAACGGTTTCATATCTTTTTAATTTACGTTTAATACTTCAAATAATAATTTCACATTCACATAGTAACAACATAACTCTTTATCTTCCTCTATTCCGATAGTTTCAGAAGAATACCGATACCATGAACCGTCATATTGCCCTACAACTCCATCTTTGAACATCTCTTTAGCCTTTCTCTCCAATTCATTCAAACGAATCAAATTGGCCTTCCCCGATCTCGATAAAGGAACACAAAGATTAACTTCAACGTATCCTCTTTCCCAATAGGTATCGGGCTGTTGAGTCTTGGGATAAACTACAATCCTTTCAGCATTTACCTTACCTTCAGGTATATTACCTCTCTGGTATACTTCAGAAATTCCAAAAGACTTGCAATCCTTTAATATTATGTTCGCGATGTCTGTTGTTGCAATCATATCCAAATATCACATCTACCTTTAAACTCTTCCGAATAACACTCGGCATTTTTCTTCACTTCACCTTCTCCAACAGTATTATCGTCGGAATCCAAGCATCTTACACAGCTTCCTAGAGGAATCTTGTTTCCCTCGTAGACAACATGATAGTTATAAACCCAACGCTCACCGTTTACCGACACTTCCTTCTGCTGTGAATTGTCATGGCAGAAACAGTCAGCTACATCCTGCCAAGATTCTCCGCCTGTTCCTGAAACTAGCCGGCCATATTCGTCATTCTCTTCTGGAGTAATAACTTGCATTTGCAGTTTATGTGGAGTCTCTTCTAACATACTACCAAATATTAGATGCGTCTTTAATGATACTTATTCCGACCAAAGAAGCAGTCTCGTCATTGGGAATTATGCCATACAACCTGAACATATATTTTGCATAGTTCAGCAATGTATCAGCACCCCAGGACTTAGAAAAGCCATTTTCTGAGACAGAGGTAGGGTGGGCAAGTATCTTATCCATAAACTTGTCCACCGAACCGGATATCTTCACTTTTGTATTAATGTCCACATCGGAGCCCGGATCAAGCCCCAGCCCCAACGCGAACTTTTCTACTCCAGCATCTGATATATCACCAAGCGGAGAAAAACATTGCTTTATGTAGTCACCTGTTGTCACGATTCAACAGTCAATGAGTAGATACCGTTAATTTCAGTGATAACCGGCAATGACAATGACTGAGCCTTTGTAAACTCAACACCGTTCGAATTGTCAGTTTCTCCCTTACCCCATTGAGATACCCGGATTCTTCCGTAGTTTGAGTAAGTAACACCACGCTCTTGTCTCAATTCATTATCTGCATAAGCATTCTTGATAACTCCAAGTTTACCGGCAGGAATAAAGACGAGGTTTTTATCATTCCAAGGTTGATAATCCGTCAACTTACCATTATTTTGAATCCTGGTAATACGTCTGATAATTTCAAATTCCGGAAATCCATTTTGACGCATGAATTCATTTAATCCGCCAAGCAGCAGAGGAGTTCCCATCTTATCTGTACCGTAAATCACCTGCTTCATCTTCTTATTACGAAGAATGAAAGACAGTTTCTTTTGGGAGATTAGAATCTTGTCAAATGTAACCTTATCCTGAGCAGCGTCCAAAATCTCCTGCAAGTCTTCAAAACAGTCTACAGTGTTTTCATTTCCTTGCACCCAATCAACCGTAGTTTTAGCAATGTTTTCAGATGGCATCTTATAATTAATTGTGCCTCTTACACCACCTTCAGGATTGTTGTTTGCATCAAAAGTGAACACTCCCTTGTTTGAAAGGGCACCCAAGAAGATAATATCCAGTTTGGACTGTACAGAATTTACCACCTTTGTAACATTGTTCCACATGAGATCGATTAGTTGCTGAGTCTTCTGCTCATCAGTCAGCATACGAGAATCTAGAACCTGAAGAACCTTGCGATAATCCTCAATAGGCATAGAATAACTCATTTGATGAGCAAGAACCTTCTCCTTCAACGTTTTAAAGCCCTCGGTTCCCATAATAGGCTCTTTACCTTTAGAGTCCAAGGTCGCAGCTGCAACGCTTAGGTTATACTGTCCGATTATTTCTTCGAAGTTCAAACCAACAGTAGGGGTGTCCCAATCCAAATATCGTTCATAGATATTCTGGTCAAACAAACGCTTTCTCAATTGAGAAGCGGTATCAATACGAATCTGTACCTGTTTGGTCAGTTCGCCAAAAATAGAGCTGTAAAATAATCCCGGCATAGCTTATTGTCTTACATATTTAATACTTGGATTATTCTTCATGCACCATCCGCCCAAAAGCCAATCTTCTGGCATCGGATAAGCTACTTCTTTCAGAATAATCACATCATAACCTGCAGAAACAGTCTGAAAATCCATATTGGTTTTATACTCCTTGTCTGTTTCTACCACCGCATTTGGCACATCTGTCCCAACGACAGCAATTGCATTAGCTGTAGCTCCTGTCAGTGCAGCAGCCAATGTCACAACATCATAATCAGCGTTCGATTTATCAATGTTATTAATTGTCTGCTCATTATCACCAATCTTCAGCTTATCTCCAATCTGTACCAAGCTTCCTTTTACGACTCTCGGAGCAGAAGTAGTTCCTCCAGACACGATCTTTACAGCTTTACATACTGTACACTCCATTTTTGCAAAATCCAACGCAATTGGAGTACCCTTTCTGATCAAAGTACCTTCAGGAAACGTCTGCGTGAGTTTGAAATCCCCAGGGAGAACTTTGCATTCACCCCTCCAAAACACGGGGAATCCACCTTTAATCTGTCCTTTTTCAAATTCAATAGCCATAGTATTTGTTTTTAATTAGCATCTGGCAATCCTTCCGCCCACTGTCTAGCCATTTCCTTGCCTTTTTCAGCTGGAGTGGATAAAGGGAATGCCGAATCTTTTGTTTCAAGCCCTGCGGTAACAATATTCTGTTTGATGCCTGAAAGATAGGTAGTAATTGCCGTTTCGTCCATTTCGTCAGTAATAGCAAAGCCTTCTTTCATTCGCCATTCAGGAATACCCAGTTCTTTTGCTTTTGAAGAGATCAGGCTGTTTCTTTCTGCACGTGACTTCTCAGCTTTAAAAGCATCATTCTCAGTTTTCAACGTGGAATAACGCTGCTCCTGTTCAGCCTTGTACTTTTTGAACCACTCCGGCTCCTCGTTTTCTGGTTGCTGTTTGTTCTGCTCGCCCCCACTAGCAGCCTCTTTCTCCTTTGCTTTATTGACCGCATCGGTTACCCGTTTGTCAATACCGCTCTGAAGAGAGGTTAGAAACGCTTTTTGCCCCTGTACAACAGTTGCTAAATTATCGTCAGTTACTAGACCAGATGCAGATAAAGCATCGGCCTGTCCCTGCAAAATTTCATCGCTTAACCCTAGATTTGAATAAGCTAGTTTTAAAGCCTGGAAAATTTTTTCTTTCATGATTAGTTCTTTTATGCAAATCTTTTTAAATCAGCATAAAAATACAATGCGGTGGGTCTATATGAAAATTATCAGATTGCGGATGAACCACAATTCGCCAATTGTGGTAAAATAGATAATAATCCTGCTAAAACAGAGGACAATTGGCGATAATGGTAGTGAGAAGTAAGAAATAGATTGGGGAATAAAGGAAAGGGCAAAAAGAAAGGCGGATGTTAGTCCGCCTTTATATATTATACGATATTAGAGTGTTTCTTTAAATATAAATCTCTAAGATATATGCTCATTAGCTTGATTATAGATTGCATTGAAAGCCTCACATCTTTATCTTCTCCAGAAGAAGGATCTTTTAATTGAATTGTATCAGGGGAATAATAAAGAAATTTCTTTATATCAGCAAACATCTCATTCCCCATGTTTCTCAAAAGATAACTTAGTGCTTCTTCCTCCACATCATAAGCTGTTTGAGGGTTTATATCTTCTAGTTCCTTAATTAAAAAATCAATATTATTATCTATTGTTTTTTTGGCTGATGATTTCTCAAATAAAACTTCTCCAAGAGGGGTCATTTTTAAGGGACTTGCCTTCTTTGCTAACTTATCAATCATATCATTATCAAATTTCATTAACCATTTGTTTATTTCGACAACCATATCATTGGTAGAGGTAACAATTCGTTGTAGTTCATTATATCTTTGTTCTGAATCACGAATACCGTCCTTATGTTTATCACAAGGAAGACTATCAACCTTATTCCTAGTTTCTTCTAACTTAGCATGATACTTTGACAGTTTCCAACTCCCAATGATTGCTAATACTATAACAGCTATCCAAGGAGCATTGTTTAGTAAATATGTGATTACTGGAGCCATGTGTTTAGTATGTTCATTAACTTTTTGTTCTATCGATGATGTTTTATTGTACAAATATAGCAAACAATTTATTAATGAAACAATTTACTTAGCAAATTGATTAAAACAACGCTCGATTTAACTTTTCAGCAACACAAAAACGCCCACCTTCCGGCGGGCGAAGACTGGTTAGGGAGGTGGACTACAAAGTTGATTCCGAAAAGTCTAGATCGTAGCAGATCTTTCCGCTGTCGTTCCTTTTAAATACCCCGGTGCAGATTAGTTCGGGGAATCCTGGGCCTGATGTCCAAAAAGGGACGGACACTTCCTCACCTTCGATAAGTGATAAAGTTTCAGCTAGCTTATCAGCTTCTTCTTTGCATATATCTACTAGCTTTTCCATGCTGTCCGTGTTGCTACCGCAATGAACAGATAGTTCGGAGTATTGGTTTGATGTTTCCATGATTTATTTTTTGATGATTGTTTATTCCCATTACAGCATATTTATGCGGGACGCAACTCCACTGTTAGCCCCATAGCAGAGGCTATTTTATACAATGTAGCAACAGTAGGAACTGTTAGCCCACGTTCAACCCTTGAAATATAGCCTTTGTCAGCTCCAATACGCTTAGCAAGTTCTGACTGCGTAAGACGTGCATTTTTTCGGGCCTCAAGGAGTATTTGGGCGTTATATTCCTCCCATGCCTTTTCTCGATTTTTTTCACGCTCGGGAGTACCTTCTTTCCCAAGACCTTCGTCCAACCAAGCATCTACATCATAGATGTCTTTACTGATTTCTTTTAGTTCCATAATATTCCTCCTTTAATTTTAACGCCTTTTCTATTTCATTATTTGGTGTCTTTTGCGTCTTCTTCTTGAATGCATTAAAAAGAACCACAATAGTGTCACCGTCATATATGAAAAAAATACGGAATTCATTGTTTCCATAATTTACACGGAACTCATAAACTCCATCACGTATAAACTTTATAAAATGTCGTGGCATTTTATCTTCTACCTTAAACAAGTCTAATGCACGACGTATTTTATTTACTTCATCCTTGGATAACTTCTTAATGAAGTCGCTGAAATAGGTTTTATATGTGATTATCTTTCTCATGGAACAAAGATAAGAAAAGTTATACAATAATACAACTTTTATAGCTGGATATTTCAATGCAATATGAAAATTTAACTTCTGGAAAATAAAAAGCCCCGAACCTTAATTGGAACGGGGCGGGAAAATATTATTTTTCTTTTTCCATATCAATATTGTATATAACCGGATCGTATTTATTCATTTTCCCAGTTCCTAAATCAATTAGAAAACCCGGCCAAAAAAGAATATTCCATAAACTTTTAGTATTAAAGTTTGATTCAATCACCATAGGATTGTTGGCATATCCTTCCTTCTTGGCAATAACTGTTTTATCAGCCATTTTCTTTTTGATATTTACAGTTACCGAATTACCTTCCTTTATTTCTCCCAACTTTACATTATTTGTACCATCATACAATTTAATACCGTTTTCTCCCGTGAAAGTAATGCCTTGATTAGACTTGGAGCAGATTGTCATACATGACGTAAATAGTACTGTACAACATAACAAAAACAAGATCTTTTTCATGATTGTGTATTTTAGTGTTTTACAATTATTTGGCAAATATATACTTAAAAAAACAATATCAACAAATAAATAACACACTTTTCATTGATAAGGCCTATTTTTCTTTGATTTCATCCACAATCCTCTCTAATTCGGCTAAAGTTGTGGCGTTATAATAGTTTTTTCCGTCCTTAACTATTGCCATAAAATCTCGACTATCTCTGGCTTCTGTAAATAGTTCCCATATCTCAACATTCAGTTCTTCTGAAATTCTTTCAAGTAATTGAATAGATGTGTTCCCTTTTGATGCCCTACTCAATGTCATTTCCGTTACATCCAATTTAGCAGCTAATTCTTTTTGAGTAGTCCCCTTTAATTGACATAACTCTTTTAATCTTATTTCCATATACTTTAAATGTTTATTGGTTTTTCTATGCAAATATAACCCTATATGTTTATTTCCATCAATCATAAACATTAAAAGTTTATCATTTCACTTTATTTAACTAGATATTCAATATTACAATAAACTTAATATGTATATTTGCATCAGAAATAAACATCAAAAGTATATAGGTATATGAAACGCTACAACTTATCAGAAATAATGCGCACCGCACATAGAACCTACAAGTATGTAGGCAAGAAGCAAGGTAAAACCTTCGGCGAGGTCCTAAAATCAACTTGGAGACTTGCCAAATTGGACGTAGCCAGACAGGAAGCGGACGCAAAACGCAAAGCTGAAGAGGAAAAGAGACTAGAATCTCTTAAAAACAGTAGACCGGCAGAGGTGGTAAGATATAACTTCTCGGGGGAAATCTATAATCCTAGTAGCAGAGGTTACATGGGCGCACATTACGTAGGAGATTAACTATTAAAATATACGGATATGATAGAAATGACAATCATCGTTTTAAGCCTGTTTGCCGGATACAAGATGTTCGGTGACGATAACGACAGGTTTTTCATGTGCTAAGCAAGAATAACACACTAAAATCACAATAAATCATGAAAAGTTTAGTTTTTACATTTGGATATATCGAAAATGTATGTATCTTTGCAATGCTTAACATATTTAT